AACTAACCTTTAACTACCAAAACCGTGCAAAAATGCAGAAAAATGGCGGTATATGTACCCCCTTAATGACACACTTTTTACAAATTTCAATCGCTTATTTTTGTATAATCGTCTAAAGAACAGCAACAACTGCTCAAGTTGCCGCTGTTTGCTGTTTGAAAAAGTGCGCGTGACACGCTTTTATCCCATCGTGTTGAATCTCACACTCGCCTTTACCAATGCCAGTGCTTGGATCGAGTCGGCGGGGATGTCTTTCGGTGAATGGTGTGGGTTATGGCTAACGAGCCGGACGAAACGGTCGTCATCGGCTTTTTGTATATACTTGATAGTAATATAGTCCTCGCCGTCAAGTGTGAACGATAGAAGATACATTTCGCCCCATAATATACCAGACGAATTATTTGCAATTTCTTTATATAGAACTATGTCTCCACTTTTCAGTAATGGATACATCGAATCCCCTCGCACGTAAAGAGCTCCATCGCATGGCGGAAGATCGGGGATTTGTATATGGCTAATGGGTGTTTGGCGGGCCTGATCGCTGAACAGTTCCACTAAACCGGCTGTTGCATCCAATTCATAGAGGGGGATGCTTTGCAATCCTACTTTGTGATCCGTTCGCAGATGGAATTGTTCTTTTACGACAGGCGTGGCAAGTTGGATATCTTGATCTCGAAGCATTGAACCTCGTCCTGTCAATAACCATTCGACCGATACTTGTGGATATGCAGCAAGAAATCTCGCCATATTATCCTCGCTAATACCATTATTTTGTCCCAAAATCCCCCTTGTAATACCCGTTTTTCGGTAAAAATCATACTGACTTATACCATTTTCCGAAAGGAATAACAATATTTTTCGCTTGATAGGTGATTTTTCTTGCTTATTTTCTTGCATAGTCGAAATATCTCGTTTATATTTGCATCGTCCTAACATATTAAGGCGCTATAAAGATAGTGAAAATTTTGAATTATGGCTATGAAAGAGGAAATGAAGAAGTGGCAAACGCAAAGCAACAAGAACAAGGTCTGTTTTTACCTGATTACACGCGGTATCGCATTCAGTTATACGGAGAAGTCCGGAATTGTTTTCGAAGCGTCCGCTTCCTTCGTGAAGCGCATGTCCGACGCTTTGGTAACGGCTTACGGTTGTTCCTTGAGACCGAGCATCAATGAAGTAAAATAACCCGGCGATATCCCGATGATGGCATTTCAAAGAGATACTGTCTGACTACTTGTAGAACCAAACATAACCAAGAGAATGATGAAATATATCGAATTATCGACTTCTAAAAAAGCTCGCATCTGTCGGGCGTTGGGGGTAAGCCGTGTAACGCTGTGGTCGGCCTTGACCTTCCAGACCCAGAGCACGTTGGCAGAAAAGATTCGCCGCATGGCCGTGCAAAATGGCGGACGCGTAATGATCAAGCTCGATGTCACGGAAGGTTTCATGCCGAATTGCGAGATCGATTTCGTACATGATATCGGCGGCGTACAACGGATTATTCAGACCTTCTCGAACGGTGTTCGAGTGGAGTTCGACAACGCGACGTGCACAGCCAGTATCAGTCGGGACAATCGTGCCGTGAAAACGTTCTCCGATGTCAAGGTTCGCGACTGGGGAAACATCGTATTCGAGGCGCAAAGCCTCACGGATTCATTAAACAGGTAGGCTTATGATACCCAAACACCAAAGAGAGGCTATTTCCCGTCACGAAGAGCGTCTGAATGAGCTATTGCATGCGGCGGTCGAAGAACTGGAATCGATCAGCGGATACGGTCTCGGAGAGTCCGACTGGAACGAAGCCGACGGTACGATCACCTTTCTATTTCAAGACGTATCTCTGTTGAAACGCTTTCGGCAACGTCGTGTGCAACCGTCAGGATCTGCCCAATCCGGGGATCATGCTTATCAATCCACACCCGAAAGGTCATCGTGTACTCCTCCACGGCAGGAATGGAAAGTTCAAATCGGTAACATTCAGGAGGATACGATTTATCAGTTCTGTATCTCACGTCTAACCGGCGCAATTGAGGAGACATCGATTCACGAGTACGGAACATCAGCTGTTCCGACGGGCAAATGAAATGGATATATAGATCGGCAGGTAACATAATCGCTGAAATTTTGTAGATGGCAATACAAATATAGCGATTTTCCCGCGAACGCTGAAGGCGTTGCCCGGAGCGATACCGGCGCGGGATCGAGAACAACGAAGCGATGGAATATTTCGGAAACATAATAGCAGTAACGATGCACGAGCTGACGCAGTCGGACGATGGCGAGGCGGTAATGAGTCGTAGTGCTTACGATCATCTCGTGACGCGGGGCCGGGTAAATGTTCTACGTCCGGGCAAGGGACTCGGGTCGTATGCTCTGATCGAGTACCACTCGCTACCTGAACGGTTCCGACTGCGTTTTGAAGCGAAATACGGTAATCCCGAAAAGATAATGAAACAGGAAGATATGCCGCTTGCAGTCGATAGCGAAGCACAAAAGTATTATCATGAATATCTGTTGCCGAACGGCGAACATTTACCGGAGGATAAACAAACAGAATACACGTTGAATGCGCGGGTGCTGAATGCTCTTCGGGAAATGCGGGGGACACAAAAAGCGATGCGACGTGCGTGCAATAACAATACGCCGGTCATCTGGTCCAACATCTTCGCCACGGCCGAGGAGTTGCGCCAAGCCTACGGACACACCCTGCCCAAGAGTGAAGCTCGTCTGCGCGACAAGCTCCGCCAATATACGAAAGAGGGCTATGCCTGCCTCGTGTCTGGCAAGTTCTGCAATGCGAACACGCTGAAAATTACCAAAGCGGCCGGACGTCAGATCGTCGCCCTGCGTCGTTGTCGCGTCCCGGTCTATACGACCAAGCAGCTCTTCGAAGAATTCAACCGCATCGCCGAACGTCGCGGTTGGAAACGGCTCGCTTCGCAGTCGTCGCTGGTGCAATACCTCGAACGGCCGGAGATCAAGCCGCTGTGGTACGACGCTGTTTATGGTGAACTGGCGGCCAAACAGCTCTATGCACGCCGCAACAAGACCGAAATGCCGACGATGCGCGATTCGCTGTGGTACGGTGACGGCACGAAGCTCAACCTCTTCTACAAGGCGGTCGAGAACGGCAAAACGGTGGTGCGTTCCGCATCGGTGTACGAAGTGATCGATGCTTACAGCGAAACCTTGCTCGGCTATGCGGTCAGCGATACGGAGAATTTCGACGCTCAGTTTCGGGCATTCCGTATGGCTATCGAAACAGCCGGACACAAACCGTATGAAATCGTTACCGACAATCAGGGCGGGCAGCGGAGCAAGATCGCTCAGAAGTTCTTCGCGAATATCTGCCGCATCAATCGCCCGACAGCACCATATAACGCACCGTCGAAAAGTATCGAGTCGGTGTTCGGTCGCTTTCAAAAGCAGGTACTGCATGAGGATTGGCGTTTCACCGGCGGGAACATCACTTCGAAAGAGGCGTGGAAGATCAACCGGGAGTTCCTCGAAGCGAACAAGGAGAAACTGTTCACCTACGAGGAGATGCTGGAGGCCTACTCCGTCGCCCGCAGCAAATGGAATGCGATGAAGCACTACCAGACGGGGATTGCACACGAAGAGATGTACCGCACGAGCGTCAATCCTGCAACGGAGCGCGTAACGGAATTGGATATGATCGATCTGTTCTGGCTGACGACCGAGCGGCCGAGCATATTTACAGCCGATGGTATCACGATCCAATACCAAAACCGCAAGTACACTTACGAGGTATTGACCTCCGATGGTACACCCGATTACGCATGGCGCAGTGAGAATACCGGCCGAGAATTCTTCGTGCGTTTCGATCCGAAGTCCATGAATCGCGCATTGCTTTACGAACAGACCCCGATGGGGTTACGTTACGAAACCGTAGCATATCCTTATCTCACCGTCCGCCGCAATATTCAGGAACAACAGGAAGGCGATATGGAGCTGATTCGCTACAACGATGAAGCGAACAAACGTGAGCGGGTGCGCCGTCAAATCGAGGCGCATGCGTTGGAACTGGAACACGGCGTCGCACCGGAACAGCACGGGCTGCGGACACCGGCGATCAAAGGCATCAGCGAAAAAGAGTACGAACGCCTGGCCGATACGGTTGTAGTCGTTCCTTCCGAGCAGTACTCCGAACCGGTGACCGTCGGCGAATATACCAAGGCGGTCAGCAATCTGGATTGCGATCCGACGGCGATATTCAATCGAATGTAAATTTTTGATTACAAACCAATATGAAACAGTTATCTCTCGAAGAGAAAAAGGATATTCAGGCCCGTTTGCAGGTCTATGTATCCAAGTATCCCAGCCAAAACAAGGCGGTGAATTCACTCGGTATCAGTGCAGGTACGATTAGTACGATTCTGAACGGTAAATTCGACAACATCAGCGACGAAATGTTCCTGCGGATCCGTTCGCAAATTTCTCCTGTGAATCCGGAGGAATGGACTGTCTGCGAAACGACGGCTTACCGGGAATTATTTCTTTTGCTGGAGGATGCGCAAGCGAATCAAAACGTGTCATGGGTGGTAGGAAATGCCGGTATCGGCAAGACGACGACCGCGCACGATTATGCGGCCAAGCATGAAAACGTGTTCGTTATCTCGTGTTCGGAGGACATGCGTCGCGGGGACTTTATTCGTGAAATGGCCCGCGTCATAGGGCTCAAACTCGCCCAGACGAGCCTGCGGGAGAAACTCCAAGCCGTAACGGATGAATTGCGTGTGCTCGACCGGCCGCTGCTCGTCTTCGACGAAGGCGACAAGTTGATGGATACGGTGTTTTACTACTTCATTTCGATTTACAACGCGCTCGAAGGACGCTGCGGAATCATCTTTCTATCGACCGAATACATCAAGCGGCGGATGAGTATCGGCTTGGAGTACGACAAAAAGGGTTATGACGAGATGTTTTCACGTATCGGGCGCCGGTTCATCGACCTCACTCCCGCAACCAGCCATGAGGTGACGGCCGTATGTCTGGCAAACGGGCTGAATGCCGAAGCAGCAATCTCCAGCGTGCTGGCAGATGCCCGCACGGTCGTATCGAAAGCTGCAAATCCATGGGATAAGAAGCAAGTGCGGGACTATTACGACATGCGCCGTGTTCGGAAATCGGTGCACAAAAGTAAAAAGCTCGCTGAAATCAAGAAATAATCTTGTTCAAAAGCAATTCAAATGGGCCGGACACTATCTGCAAAACAGGTTCTGACGATCAAACGCCGCACAATTCGTTTGGGCGGCATCTGGGATGATTGCGTGGGGGAAATCGACCGTACGGGTGTGGTGTTCTTCTGGGGTAACAGCGGCAACGGAAAGACTTCGGCTGTGGTATCCTTTTGCAAGGCGCTGTGCGCTCATGGCAAAGTACTTTATCTGCCGTTGGAGGAGGGACTCGGAGGAACGACACAGGATGCTATTCGGCGTTATCGGGCAGATGAATGCGGCAGTCGTTTTCAGTACAACGATTCGATGAGTTTCGAAGAAATGGACGAACGACTGTCGAAACCTCGATCGTGGGATTTCGTTGTCATCGACTCTTTCCAATATACCCAAATGAGTTACAAGGAATACATCGCATTCAAGGAGCGGCATCGCAACAAATTGCTGATTTTCGTCAGCCATGCCGACGGCAAACGCCCGGACGGACGTGCTGCGATCAAAGTGATGTACGACGCTTCGCTGAAAATCTGGGTCGAAGGTTACAAAGCCTTCAGTAAGGGCCGTTTTATCGGTCCGACAGGCGAATGTACGATTTACGAAGAAGGTGCGCGTAAATACTGGGGATAAACCTTAAATGCAAAACGATATGGACATCAAGAAAATTTACATCAGCGGAAAGATCACCGGACTGCCTGTCCAGGAGGCGATCGCCAAATTTCGAAGTGCGGCGGAGAAGATACGGCGGTTCGGATTCGAACCGGTCAGCCCGTTCGACAACGGCCTTCCACTGGAGGCCGACTGGGCGGAGCACATAGGCAAAGATATCTCGTTGCTGCTTCGATGTGACGCCATCTACTTGTTGGACGATTACGAGAAGAGCGAGGGTGCACGCATCGAGTTGTGCATCGCCCTCCATCGTCGAATGCCGGTCTTTATGAACGTACGGCCCAAACTCGGATTTTTCAGCGTACAAACCTTCGAAGATTATGACAAAGAAAAAGCGTAGCTACTTCCGGTTCTATGCCATCGCCAAGGCGAAAGGTATCGACCTCGACCGGTACAAGGAAACTTTGGTATTGCAATTCACCGATGGTCGTACTTCATCGCTTCGGGAGATGATGTCGACGGAGTACGAAGATATGTGCGAGTGCTTGCAGTCGGGTAAAATGAGGGGAGAAAGTATTGCAGACCACAAAGAACGGCTACGAAAAGCACGTTCGGCAGTGTTGAAACGCATGCAACGCCTCGGTATCGATACGACTGATTCTTCATTTACCCCGGTCAACGAATTCTGCATGGATTTACGTATCGCAGGCAAGCCGTTCGGACTATTGACCGTAGAGGAATTGCAGTCCCTTATTCCCAAACTGGAGGCGATTCTACGCAAGCCCAAAATCCGAAATACACAATGCGCCGTTTCAATTCCGCTTATTATTCGATCCAACCAATTGCCGAGCTAACCATGAAACCTGTAATTAAAACGATATCTGAAGTCAAAGATGCCAAGGAACATCTTGAAGACCAAATATCCTGCTTGCTGATGCAGTTCGAAAAAGATAACGGAATACATATCTCCGATTTAAGCGTCTATCCGCGTGAAATCTACAATGAATACGGGAAAATAACAGATCGCCAAATCGGAACCTCAATCGTTGTCAAATTATGACCAACCTTCCTTACCGCCAGGCAATGCTGATTAAACATACGGCATGGATGAACACTCGCTTGCTCGCGCGGGGTCCTCGGCCGGAAGACGAGCGGTACGTGCCGCTCGCGGTGCGGATGCTTACGCTGGTCGGATGCTTGAACTACGCGATGCTCGATCTTGAATCCGAACTCACGGCGTCCGGCTTGTTCCGCCATGAAACCAAGCGCCGTTATACGCAGGCTCAGACTTTGGTCTTGCAGGCTCACGGCATCGCGTGGTCGATGCTTCGCAAGATCGACGACCGGGCCGCCCGGCAGTACAACGACAAGACGGACGAGGCGTATCGGACCATCAGCGGCTGCATCCTGTTGGAGGCTCCTCAAAGGTCTTACAACATCGTGTTGTCGCTGTGTAGGATCATCAGCTCTCTCAATGGTCGGATTTCGGGTCGCTACGACTTCAATCCGGCCAAACCTCTTGTACGCATCCCGGCTCTGTTGGAGTGTACCGGGATCGAAGATTGCAAAATAGACGGAATCATCGAATTGAATTTAACGGACTAACGAAAATGAAAGTAATCGTTACCTTCTCAGGAGGCAAGGACAGCCTTGCAGCGCTGTTGTGGGTGCGCGAGCATATTACCACCAACTTTACCACCGTGTTCTGCGATACAGGCTGGGAACACCCACTGACCTATGAGTATATCAACCGTATCGCCGACAAGCTGCACCTCGATCTCGTTACGCTCAAGTCGCACAAGTACGACGGGATGGTCGATCTTGCGCGGCAAAAAAAGCGCTGGGCCTCGACGCGGGCGCGGTTCTGTACGGTAGAACTCAAAACCAAACCGACGATCGACTATGTGCTGGACGAAGTTCAGGACAATATGCTGATGATTCAGGGCATCAGAGGCGCGGAATCTCCGGCGCGAGCCAAGATGTCGGCGCAATGTACGTACTTCAAATATTATTTCGAGCCCTACAGTTATGACAAAAACGGTAAGCCGAAGAAGCACAGCTACCGTGGTAAGGATGTCCGGGCATTTCGGGAAAAGTTCGCCGACGATTTGCTTCGGCCCGTGTTCGACTGGTCGGCGCAGCAGGTGATCGATTACATCCTCGCCGCAGGGTTAGAGCCGAATCCGCTCTACACGATGGGGTATAAGCGCGTCGGGTGCTGGCCGTGTGTGATGGCAAACCAGCGCGATATTCTCAATATCGCCCAACAATCTCCCGAACGTATAGCGGAAATAGCAAACTTCGAAAGAGAGTTGCACTCTTCTTTTTTCGGCCCGGATAAGATTCCCTCCTACGCAATTACCAGCGGCAATAAGTATCACAATATCCACGATGTCGTGCGCTACGTCCAATGGCAGAACGCGACGGGCAGTTTGTTCGACGACGATACGGCGACCAGTTGTATGAGCTTTTACGGATTGTGTGAGTAAACAATAAAATAAAATGAAAAAATACACACAGGCAGATTTCGACGCCTTCGAGGTGATCGACGGAATCAAACAATGCCCCTCTGGAGATTACAGTGATATACGGGTATTCGGTAAGAGGTGCTCCTTCGGCAATAGGTGCTCCTTCGGCGAGCGGTGCTCCTTCGGTAGGGGTTGCTCCTTCGGCGAGTGGTGCTCCTTCGGCGAGCGGTGCTCCTTCGGTAGGGGTTGCTCCTTCGGCGAGGGTTGCTCCTTCGGCGAGTGGTGCTCCTTCGGTAGGGGTTGCTCCTTCGGCAATAGGTGCTCCTTCGGTAGGGGTTGCTCCTTCGGCGAGTGTTGCTCCTTCGGCGAGTGGTGCTCCTTCGGTAGGGGTTGCTCCTTCGGCGAGTGGTGCTCCTTCGGCGAGGGTTGCTCCTTCGGTAGGGGTTGCTCCTTCGAAGATAAAGGCGAATATATCGGCGATTATCCTTTCCTGGCTTTTGTCGGGTTCGGCTCCCGGATTGGCAGCAAGGTTTACTTTTTCAACCTGCAAGACGGCATTTATGTCCGTTGCGGCTGCTGGCTGTCGGATATAGCCTGGTTCCGGGAGAGGGTGAAGGCGAAGAATACCGATGCGATGTACCTGGATTTGTGCGATCTGGTCGAGAGGAAGTTTAACCGAAAAAACTAGAAATAACTATGCGAGCGAACGAATATCAGACACGCGCGATGAGTACGCGGCTGCCGAGTTGCGAGAATGCGACCTATATGCTTTTCGGCCTGATGGCCGAGGTGGGCGAAATCGCCGACAAGATCGCCAAATGGCGCCGAAAGGGAGTGTGCCGGCTGGATATGGATCATTTGGTCTTCAATACGGGTGATCTGCAAGAGGTGGAGGGTTACAAATCCGAGCTGATGAAAGAGGTCGGGGATTGTGCGTGGTTTATCGCGGGCATTGCCGATTGCTTCGGCTTCACGCTCGAAGAGGTCATGCAGCAGAACCTCGACAAACTCGCCAGCCGCCGTGAGCGCGGCGTGATCGATGGAAACGGGGATAACCGATGATCGCTTATGACCCACGACTCTCTTTTCAGCGGGATCGGAGGGGCTATCTGATTGCAGATTTTTGAAACGATAAACGAATACGAAAGAAAATGAAAAATAGGATATTAATTATCTTTTGTCTGTTGGCATTAATCGGTTGTTGTCCCTGTCATCGAGTGTTGGTCATCAGGTATCCCATACCAATTTACTCTTCTGTTCCATACTCAACCAGCCGTAAATGGGTGCCCAAGACACATCGGGATTCCCTTTTATGGCGAGCATCGCGGGAAGCCGTCCGAGCTGCAAATGAAGCGACAAAACATTCGAACCCTGTTTACGAATTTGAGTTGGTGAAATAGCGAGATTCTCGCAAAATATCGAAATAATTATGAAACCAATTGAAGAGAGGGCAAATGCTGCTTGGTCTGACTATGAATACAGAGAGGGAGAATTGTACTCAACATGCTTCATAGATGGCTTTTCTGCCGGTGCACAATCCGAGCGCGATGAATTGACCCGCTGGCGTGACCCGAAAGTGGAGCTGCCAAATGATAATCGAGATGTTTTAGTTAAAACAACATTATGCCGTGAATACTGCATTGCCTTTTACAAAGCAAATGGGGGCCGGAATCATCATTGGCACGAGAACAATGGATCTTTAGATGACGATATGGTCATCGGCTGGCGGCCGATTCTCGAAAAAGAGTAAGATATGACAAAAGCATCTATGAAAACCAAACTTTTGAAGCGGTTACGAAAGGAGGCTATATTGAATCATAACGATTACAGGATATGCCCGATTTGTGGGAGGATGTGGCATAAATCAGAATGTGGAGTTCTACGCCGTGTTGCGGAGCATGGGCGTATATAGCGTGGCCCGATGAATACATCCTCCGCCGCGTTGCGGAGTTAAAAGGAAAGAGAAGATAACGCAATTATAAATTGTATGGATATTACGAAAATGACAGCAGCACAACGCGCCGAACTGAAGGCGCAGCTTGAGGCCGAGGAG